TCGTACTCCTCACCGTAATTCCTCTCTGGTGCCGTAATCTTAGTTGAGCCCATATCTATTTACCTTTTTCTCGTAATCGATCCACTTATGATACTTTAACTTAAAATCCTTCGTCTTGTCCTTGTGCCAACACACCCACTCGGTCTTGAATGGCGCAATGTCGATGAACCGCTTCAAGCAGTTCTTCCCAGCAGCGAGGTAGACGAACCAAGCGTTGGGGTTCCTGTAGTTAAAACCGTAATCCAAAACAAACCCATCATCCCTCCTCGTAATCGGCCTTGCCATTATAAAGAAGTCTCTTCCGCTGTAAACATAACCATTCTCCATATAGAACGCCAAGTCCTCGAGGAAGGTTCGCGGGGAATCCTCATCGTAGGTTGCCTGTGCTTGTTGGAGTGGGGTAAGTGTCATCCCATAATAGCCACCTTAAAAACAGACCCAGCATAGATGCCGCCGCTGTTTGTATATAGCTCAATGTTGTTATCGTTAGTTGGTTTCACCGTTAGGTGAAAGTTCATGTCAATCTGTTCTTGAAGGTTTTCAACGAAGTTCGTGTCTCCACCACTATCTGTGGTTGAAAACTCAATAACGCTTACAAAAATATATTTAGTGCCTAGATTGTGGGTTATAGTGCAAACCGCAGATGACACATCTCCAGTTGGGGTATCGGTGACAGAAAAACTCACCCCTGTTGAGTTTGTCTCCCAAGTTATATCTTTGGTGTATTTAATTTTACTTTGACTGCGGAGATCACTTGCGTATAAAGATAAAATACCGCTGGATGCGGTTAGTCGGATTTCGTCATCAGCCGCAGATGTACCGTCCCCAGAAATTTCAGTTACCAAGTCCGCTAAAGATTCCTTCTTAGCCGCGCCGGTCGCCCCGCCATCGAGGAAAACCATATAGTCTGTACTTGAATCTATCGCCGCTTCGGCAACCCCTTGTAAATCCAAGTTTCCAGCGTGGATGTTCGTCGAACCCCTGTCGGTAGTCCAATCAAGGTGTTGGTTCGCGTCGATGCTTGTTAAGTCAGCGTGAGCATGGGTGTGTGCAGAAGGCGCAAACGTGGAGGGTTTACTTGTTATATCTGCGTAGGCATGGGTGTGACCACTCGCTGATGCCCCAATGTCAGCCGGGGAAAGTGCGTCAGACCCTCCCGTTTCGTGGGTTGCCTTGTGGGTGAGAGTGGACGATGGAGTTCTTGTATCCGATAAGCGGCCATCGTTCCCTTGACAAACATCCCCAGAACCAGTTCCGAAGTTCTTGTTGAATGCCGTGTTTTTCGAGATGGTCGGCTCCTTGCCCCCAAGATGATAGTTTATATTATTGGCACTCCAAAGCTCTGTGCTGGAAGTTCCGCTATCATTTATGACTCGGTGTTGTCCAACTGCGTAGTTAGTCAGCGCATTGTGGTCATGGTTGTGACCAGTTGTGGAGTAGGTGGAGTTGTCTATTGTGTAAGCAGCGGAACTTGCCCCCCTCTTGATAAACCCAGTTGAGGGGAAGTCTGTGTGCATCACTGCACCAGCAGCATTTACGGTTGCCTCGGTGACAGTGGCGTCACTTCCTGCTGGGCCGGTTGCTCCTGCTGCTCCTTGGCTTCCCGTGGCGCCCTTTTCTCCTGTAGCGCCTGTGGCCCCAGTTACAACCGTTGTGCCGTCTGAGGAAACAGCTACATTGCTCGTTGTGTTGCCACTCGAGTCGAGTGTCACATCCCCTGCTAGGGACTTTGCGGCGAACTTACCATCAGCCTGTGCAACCAACACTTGACCCTCCACCGCCTTAGCCAACTTGGCGTGGGCAATCCTCGCCTCGTTACTGATCTTGCCGTCAGTAATCGAGAGGGGGGAGATGTCAGTGGTGGATGGCATTACGCTGGGTTGCTGAAGTCAAAGTTTTGACTGTAAGAGGTCAACGTGTCGCCGCTGGAATCATCTATAGCTTTTATTCTGTATAGACCATAGTCGCCGTTTTCGAGGTTGGATATTGTTAAGGTTGTTCTACCTCTATACCTCGAACTGGAAGCCCCATAAACAGCTATGTCATCGTACACGATTGCGTTGTCTCCCCCAGCGGAAACTGTCGTAAAAGTGTCTCCCCCGTCTACACTCTTTTCCCAAACCACAGTGCTGGAGGTGTAGGTGTTGTTCCCCCTGTAGACGTACCCAATCATATAGCCCGTAGCCCCAATTGCTCCACGGCTATAGCTTGACGCGAAGGCAACAGGAGCAACGTCTACCTCATAAATTAAAGCGACTAAAGATGTCCTTCTCCCTAGCATTATAGAGTTACAGCATATGCGGCCATCACATCACCATCAGCAGTGCCAAAAGATGTCAGTGATAACAACGCAACCTTCCCCGCTGGGAGGTTAGCGGGATGACCAGACTCTCTTTCTGGCCAGTTCCAGTTTGTGTGACCAGCAAGTATCGCCGCTCCCGATCCCGAATGACTTAGTTTTAACGTAACAGTTTTAACCGCAGCCGAAGACCGATTGGCAAGCGCCCCAAACGTATAGGTGCTCCCGCCTACAAGAGTTACCGTTTGGAAGGGTGAGCCGTCCATGTCAACCGCAACCGTTAGAGCAGTCCCCGATCCACCCATGGTCGGGCCTCCTGTCGTGTCTTGTGCTGACATGATGTACTCAGTAGTGCCAACCTTTTGAACTTGGCTCACCTTTGCTTTCTTTAACTGAACAGCATCAGTCGCCGCGCTTGTGTCGAGAACCATTAGGTAATCATCAACAGCAACATCAACCCCTTCGGCAAACGGAGTGAGTCCCCCTATGATTGTTGCCTTATCGGAATCTGCATCATTTGTTTTAAACAGGTTGGCCCCCACAATTGAGTTGGCGGCTAACTTGGCAAGGGTCACGGCATCCGCACCCAGCTTGTTCACCGTTACGGCTCCATCCTTTATTTTTACCTCCTCCACCGCATCTGTGCCCAGCTTGGCAGTGGTTACGGCTCCATCAATCATCTCCGTTGTACTCACAGAGCCGGTGACGGCTACCGTTGGTACGGCTCCAGCGTTTAGTGCGGCTCGAGTTATGTTGCCGCTAGAAAAATCATGTCCCTTCTGGACTGTTACAGTTAAGCTCATATCGATTTAGTAGTTAAATTCTGACCGGGGACTGCCCCCACTTTGGCGCCAACCAACTCGGCTCTGCCGTTTGTGTTTGCTACCTTCAATTGCACATACCTTCCCTCACCCCTATACCTATACTTGTTCTGGGATTGTTGGTGGATGTCTGGGTCGAAACCAACATTGTCACTCGCACCAATCCCGTCTGGCAGATCAATCTCAGTGTCGGGGCTCACCGAGTAGTCTTGCCTATACTTCGTCATAAAATCATCGTTAACCATCGACTCGGTAAAGTCTGCCTTGTCGAATGGTCTGTCGTAGCTCGTCCTGCTGAAGGTCTGCCCTCCCGTTGGGGTTAGCTCGAGACCATCCTCCTCTGGGCCATCGAACTGGGCGTTGACGGTGAACTTGGGATCGTTTGTCGCCAACTGCACCTCTGCGCTTTTCCAATTCTTGGAACTTATATCACCAGCGGTGTAGCCTCTAGTCACTACCTCGTCGCTGATCTGCACGGGCTCGAGGAGGCCGAAATCATCGTGAGAGGTGACGGTTGATTTAGGCTTCTCATCCACAAACCCACACTCTGTTAGGTCATCGTCGTACAGGTTTATAAAGCCGTCTGTGTCGAGGAAGAACAGCCTGCGCTTGCCTTGGTGTGTTGTCTCAACGAACTCCTTGACCTTAATAGCCTCCCCAGTGTCATACCCCGCCCAGCCGCCTGCTAGGTAGTCGTACACAAGGATCGCATTGTTGTAGTCGGAGTCATCAAGCGGCACTGCCATATACATACGGTTGTTGTGGTATGCGGCTGTGGCGCCACTTGCGTAGTTCCAGTTGATCCTGTCGATGAGCGGCTGGATGGGTTCCGACAGGGGAACGTCAACCGCACTCACCTTGCCGTTAGCGGCCACACCCAGTGAGGTGACCCCCTTCTTGCTCGAGAGGAAGATGACATCGTTGCCAATCTGTACAATTGACTTTCTGCCAACAGCACCATACTCCCGAGTCACCTCGTCCAGCGTGATGTCAGCCAAGTTGCCGTAGATGTTGCTGACTATATAAATTGAGTTCGTCTTGAAGCAGGCAATTGTTGAGTTGTTAATCCTCACCAACGATACCAGCTCGTCCTCGCTCCCTTGGTTAATCCTAAAGTTGGACATGATGGGAGCGTAGGCTGTGTAGTTAAGAAAGTCTGAGGCGGCTACCATGTCCTTGTTGTACGGGATCAAGAGCCTGTTCGAGAAGAACAAGCCGGTAGCAGCATTGGGGATGGGCTCGGTGCCGTCTGAATCGTTTTCATCGATGTCAGTGTCGCTGACCTCCTTGCTGATGGGAACGAAACCAGTGTCCAACCTTTTCATCACCAGTGGCTCGAGGTTGTCTCCCCGAAACATCACAACCACATTGAAACACTGCACCAAGTCAACGTCCGCGCTGAAGCTCGATTGGCCGGTAAGTTTAACCGAGGGGTTGCCCTCCTTTGTCGCATAAACACCGTCTGAGGCCACTATGAGAACGTGCTCGGTGCTCAGTGGGTCTCGGAATATACCGGCACCATACACCGTGCCGTAGCCGTATGTGCGGGAACCTCGATCCTCCCAGCCAAGTGTTAGCGTGGAGGTGTTTGTGTCGGGGTTGTAGTCCGAAAGAGGGGGTTCCGTGCCGGGGTCGGCGGTGGCTACCCGCTCAAAAAACGGCCCTATCCGCGCTGGATCAGCAGACCCATGCGGTATTGAGTTGTTGCTGACTGGGCCACCCGAATTAAATTGACCTCCACCAATAGATAAAATTTCGCGGAGCGCAACCTTCTCTGGAGTCGCGCCTTCTGCAATTGATACGGTATCCACGCGCCCATCGAAATCTTGACTGGCTTGGATGTATAATCTGGCTGGGCTTTGCCCCGCTGAAGTAACCGTAACGGTGTGGGTTGCGTTTGTATTTAATTCCGACGAACTCCCCGTTGTACCGGCTAAAACTTTCACGGTTCCAGCCGTGCGACTCGAAATGGTTAAGATGATTGTGTAGTCGCATCCTAAAACCAAATCTATGTCTTGGTATAAATTGTCCGCCCCGCTGGTGTGCGCGGTGTGTTGTGCGTAGTTGCTGTCGCCCGCATCTACCGCCCAACCCGAACTTCCACCCAACCCGCCGACTGACCCGTCCGCCGCCGTTGACCAGTTCGCAGACGTTGAAAAATCTCCGTTAAGCAGTTTTGCGTTCGTGTCTTGGAGCGTAACAGTTCCAGTCCCGGCCTCGATTGCGGCGATACTAGACCCAGCAACAATTGCCGCTCGCCCACTATACGTTACAATTTCCCCGGTGCTGTATGTCTTCTCCGTCCAAGCTGCTTTTGCCTTATTAGACCAAGGCATCTTCTTAATGCCGGGGCGAGTGGATGCCTTCCCATTTACAAACCGCTTGTTCTTCGCAGACGCACAAAAACCCGGCTTCAGTTGGCCGGGGTCAAGACGCATATTAACACCCACAAAATGAGTGTCACCGTCTACTATTGGATCGTTTGCTGGCACTACCTTTTTCTCTCTAATTCATACTCAAGACTCGCTACTTTCCGCAACGCCTCCCTCGTCCACTCTGGCGCGGAGTGTACTGCCCTCTGGAATTGTCGGTGCTCGATCAAGTCCTTCACTCCATCCAGCTTCGGCCCCGTCTGACATCCCGCGAGCATCCCGCATAGCATTATCAATATGAGTGAGTTTCGCTTCATATCTTGCCTTCGCCTGTGCCTCTCTAACTCCATCTGCTATTTTCAAAAAAAGCCGTTCCAATGACGGGACGGCTTTCAGCAACGCTATAACTGCGCTGACAATTCCCATTAGCCGGTGGTGGTCGGCTTCTTTTTCGCTGCCGGTTTCTTAACGGGCAAAACGGTGCTTGCCGCTTCTGCCGCAGCAACCTCGCTCTTCTTCACACCGATCCGCAGAAAAACTGCCAGCCCACTCGTCACGACCAGTTGCAACATTTCTGGCAGTTCCAACTCCCCCGTGAAATATCCACCGATTGCGGCGATAATTGCCGCCGCCGCCGTCCAGATTGTTTTGCTCTTCAACATATAATTATTCTTTTACTTCAGTTTTATCTATTGCTCCCAACTTAACCTCCACCGTGTTGGTTCCAGCTTTCATCTTCATGGATGGGAATGGAACCTCAATGGATAGGTAAGGGATTTTGAGGTTGATTCCTTCGGGGCTAACCTTCGCATCTGGCAACACTCCAGCTTTTCCACCCACACAAAGCGAGGGGATTGGCCAAGTCAGAGTTTGCCCAAACAGGGTTACGCTCGGCTTTGGCTTTAGGGCCGCACCAAACAAACCAGCATTGGCAGTCGCAGCGGTAAGCAGCAACGCCCCGATAATATATTTCGGTAACTTCATTTTTTCTTATACAAGTCTATACATT